GGATGGCGGCCGCAAGGCAGTTGAGGGTGGTCGTCTTGCCCGAATGGGTGGCGCCGGCGACCACGATGTTGAGCCCGGCCACCACCGCCGCCTCGAGGAAGCGGGCGCACGGTGCGGTCATGGTCCCGAGCCGGACCAGCTCGGCAAGGGAATGCGCCCGCAACACGAAGCGGATTCATGATAGATTAGCGCCCACTTACTGCCTTCCCAGGAGGAGGCCCCGAGGTGGACGTGGGCGCCTATGGCCGGCTGTCGATCGCCAAGCTGGCCAAGGACAGGACCGAGGACGCCGACCTGACCGAGCTGGCCCTCGACCGCCAGCATGAACGCATCGTGGAATATTGCAAAGCCCGCGACTGGAATCCCGTCCGCTTTTACTCCGACATTGACCCGGCATATCGCCGGCCGGGGCAGCGCAGGCCACCCAAGCGCGAGGACTTCGAGAACGGTCTGGCCGACATTGAGCACGGTGTCATCAAGGGCCTCGTGTTTTGGAAGCTGGACCGCTTCGTCCGCGACCATGGCGACTTCGAGCGGGCCCTGGCTGTCTGCGAGGCTCAGGGCGCCGTGCTCGCCTCGGTCACCGAGCCGCTGGACACCTCCACGCCGATGGGCGAGGCGATCGCGCGCCTGCTCGTCACTTTCGCTCGCCTGGAAAGCCAGACGATCGGCTTGCGCGTCGCCGCGCAGGCCGAGCAGGCAGCCAAGGACGGGAAGCCCTGGCGGGGCGGGCGTCACCTGCCCTACGGCTACGAGGAGGACCGGGTCACCGTGGACGCCGCCGAGGCCGCCGTCGTCAACGAGATCGCCGACCGGCTGCTCGCCGGCCACAGCGAGGGCGCGGTGTGCCGCTGGCTCAACGAGCAGGGCATCCCGGCGCCAACGGGCGGACGCTGGAACCGCGGCAAGCTCCAGAGCCTCATGACCAATCCGCGCCTGGCGGGCCTTCGGACCTACCGGGGCGAGGTCGTCGCCGAAGCGGTCTGGCCGGCGATCTTGCAGCCGGCCACGTTCGAGCGGCTGGGGCGGCTGTTCGGCCAGCGCGCCCGGCCCGGCCGGCCGGCGACCCGCTGGCTGGTGAGCGGCATCATCCGTTGCGGCTTGTGCGACTCCCCGCTGGAGACCCGCGGCCACAAGGCCGGCTGGCGCTACGTCTGCGACCCCCAAGCTCAGCGGGCCGGCCGGGACGAGCCCGGCTGCGGAAAGATCACGATCATGGCCGAGCCGGTCGACCTACTGGTGGAAGAGCGCGTACTCGACCGGTTGGCCGGACCCCGGCTCACGCGAGTGCGCCGCCAGCTCGATACCGCCGAGCTGCGCGCCGTCGCCGAGCAGCGCGAGGCCGACCGCCAGGCGCTCGTGGAGGCCGCCCGCGAGCGGTTCGTCACCCGCACCCTCGACCCCCGCGCCTACCTGGAGGTCAAGACCGAGCTGGAGCGGCGCATCGCCGACGCCGACCGGCGCCTCGACCAAGACGGGTCGACGGCGGTCCTGGCGGGCCTGCCGCGGCTGCGGGCCGACCTGGACCGCTTCTGGGCCGACGCCGACATCGAGCAGCGCCGCGAGATCGTCCGGGCGGTCGTGCGGTACGTGGTCATCCGTCCGGCCAGCCGGCGGGGCGCCGGGCTCGACCCCGACCGGGTCGTGATCCCCAAGGACGCCTGGAAGGTCTAGGAGGCGCCGCCCTTGCCCGTCTCCCCGGCGGCATCGTGGTCGGTGCCGGCGAACGCGAGCGTGATGATCTTGGCGAGCACGGCCGGATCCTCGACGTGCTCGGGGACCCCACTGGCGGCCCGGCTCGCCTTGTACCAGGCATCGAACTGCTCGGCGGTCATCTCTTTGCTCATGCGCCCTCCAGGTGATCTGGCTTAGAGGTCGGGTCGTCGCCTTCGGCCTCGGCGAGCAAGGCGACGATCTTGGCGAGGACGTCCTCATCCTCGATGTGGGGCGGGAGGCCCTGCTCGCGCCGCTCGCGAGCGGCCCGCTCGGCAGCGGTCACGCGGCACCGTCCCGGACCCGGATCGCCTCGGCCCGGCGCAGCAGCTCGCTGTACGCCTCGACGGCCTGCTTATGCAGGTCGGCCAGGGCGAGGCGTTCCATCCCGCCTTCCGCGTGGGCGAGGATGGAGAGGGCGCCGAGCACCATGGCCTTCTGGTCGGCGGGATGGAACGCCTCGATCTCCTCCCTGGTGGCGAGCAAATGCTCAAGCTGCTTCCGCCAGTAGGTGGCCGCGGCGCCCTGGTGGTCGAAGTCGCTTGCGTAGACCTCGCGGCGGCCGAGCCGGCCCGCCTCGTAGCAGGCGTCCGCCAGCTCGCGGACCCACAGATACCAGCCCCTGCCGCAGCGCTGCGGGTGGCAGCCATACCAGACGATGCTCCTGGGCACCTCGTCGACGGCCGCCGCGTACAGGGCGTCGGCGACCCAGTCCTCGTCTTCGTCCTTGACCCAGTCCGGCTTGATGTCGCGCCAGCGCGGCTTAGGGTCACCGGGCCTGGACACGAAGCGCTTGTCGACGTGCGGCCGGCTTGGGCCGAAGTCCCCAAGTCCAGCCGCCTTCAGCCGCTCTAGCCCGTCCCGCTCCTCTGGGCTGCTGGGCTCGGGGCGCACGCGCCCCGCCTTGACGAACCGGAAGGCGTCACCGGGCGGGTGGTCTGGTACCCGGAACTCGTCAAGGACGCCGTCGCAGTGGCATCGGAGCTTGACACGTCTGACAGGCATGGCGCTTGTCAGCCTACCAAGCGGTCGCGACCAGACGGTATACTTCGGGGCGACAACTTCCCCGGCGGCCACGGCCGACCGAGGGCGGGACCAAGGGCAATCCCGATCAACCCCTCTCTGAGAGTGACCCCCAAGGGGTCGCCGGAGAAGGGGTTGTTGCTTGTACCCCGCACCGCAGCCGGCCAAGCTGGAGCTGATCCGCCAGCGTGGCACGGTCTCCGACCTTGCGCGGCGGCTCGGCCGCAACGCCCATGCACTCGGCCGCGTGCTCAACGGCTACGAGCTGCCGTCGGCCCGGCTTCGCCGCGAGATCGCCGAAGCTCTTGGCAAACCCGAATCCGAACTGTTCCGCGCCCAGCCTGCGGACGGTGCCGCGTGACCCCCGCCGAGCTGCGCGAGGCCGCCCGCGCGCAGAACGAGCGTGACGCTGCGGCCGGGCTGCTCCCGAGCCGCTACGTCGAGGACGTTGGCGTGCTCACCCGTGTCGCCGGTCTGCTGGCCGACGTCGACCAGGCCGACGACGGCGGTGGGCGCTCGGTCTCGCCCACCGCCGCCTCATCCCGGGCCGCCAAGAAGGGCAACCCGTGAACCTGATGGACCTCCCCCCCATCTTTGCCGTCGGCTACGACGCCGTTTCCAAGGACGAGATGGGCAAGGGCGAGAACGTCCAAATGCGCGAGGCCGAGCACCACGAGTGGGCCGAGAAGAACCCCGTCATGGATCGCCAGGGCAACCTGCGCCGACTCGTGATCCTGCATCCGTTTCACGACATCGGCATCTCCCGGGGCGAGTCGCGTCGGGAGGAGCTCGTCGGCCGTGACGACGCCATCCAGGCGCTGAGGCTGGGCTACTGGGATCAGGAGCCCTCAGTTGGCGCGCCGGTGGAGCTGCTGATCAGCAGCGGGGTCGAGCGCATCTCCCGGGAACGCAGGTTCGCTCCGGTGCTGGAGGACATGGCCGGCGACGACCACATGCCGTTCTGGGGCGTGGTGATCAGCGGCCAGAAGCGCCTGTACGACCTGAAGGACACCGCCGACCGTGACGACTTCGCCGACCAGATGTCCGCCGGGCAGAAGTACAACAGCGCGCTCTCGATCAACCAGAAGCGAAAGAAGCGCTGGCGTGCCCAGCAGGGCGCCTGGGGTTGTGGTCCCGCATTCGGCTACCGCCTCACCAAGGTCCCTCTGGGCTACGACGCCGACGGGGACCCGATCAAGAACCCCAAGACGGGGGACCCGATCATGGTCTGCACCCTGCGGATCGAGGAGGGCGAGGCCGAGCTGATCCGCGAGGCGGTCCGCCGCCTCCTGGCCGGCGAGACCCTCCAGGCCATCGTCCGTGACTGGAACCGGCGCGGTGAGCGGACCATGCGCGGCGCCCGCTGGACGCGGAAGAAGCTGCGGGACATCCTCCGGTCACCGCGCATCGCCGGCCTGGTGGTGCACCAGCCGACCAGGGTCATCCCCGGAACCCGCAAGCGGGTGCCCGACGGCGATGCCGAGACCCACCCCGGTCGCCACCCGGAGATCGTCAGCGTCAAGGACTGGGAGGACGTCTGCGACATCCTGGAGGCCCGGCGCAAGAGCCGCAGCAACGCCCGCGTGAACCCGCTGACCGGCCTCGCCAGGCACAAGGCGTGCGGCGCCAAGGTGATCAGCGGCAGGGCCGGCGGGAAGCTGCGCGTTGTCTGCCCCACCGAGGATGACGGCATGGGCAGGGAAGGCTGCGGCAAGCTCGGCTGCCTGGCCGACCCGTTCATCGACCTGTTGTTCCGCGCCGCCTACGGCGTGCTGGACTCGGAGGAGTTCTGGAAGGCGATCGCCCGCGCCAAGGCCACCGCCGAGGACGGCAACGAGGAGCTGCGCCGGCTGCGGATCGAGCAGGACCGCGATCAGGGTCTACTGGACGGGCTGCATGAGCGGGCGCTGGAACTCGACACGCCAGCGGAGATCGAGAAGCGCAAGCGGGCCGAGATCGAGCGGCGGATGGAAACGCGGGGCCACAGGATCGCCAAGCTGACGGGCACGCCCGACGCGCCCGAGGTGATCGAGCGCGGCGAGCCGCTGTGGCGGGGCCTGGTCGAGGGCAGTTTCAGCGTCGCCAGGCGCGCGAGGATCGCCGCCTGGCTGGCGGAGGACCTGCTCATCACCTCACCCGGCAGAGGCTACAAGGCGTTCGACCCCAACAACATGGAGATCATCTGGCGAGCCGAGGTCGTCCCCGAGGGCGTGGCCGCCGCCGCCTGGGATGACGCCGTGGAGGCGACGCCGCGGGTGCGACCGGGGACGCCGCGGGGCGGGCAGACGCAGTGCAAGCGCGACCACGCCCTCACCGACCCGGAGAACGTCTACCTGCATAACGGCCGTCGGCACTGCCGAGCCTGCCGCGCCCTGCGGGAGCGCGCCCGCCGGAAGCACGCGGCCTAACCCCCCCAAGGGCCCTGCCATTCGGCGGGGTCCTGGTCGTTCTAGCCGCAAGCGCGTAGTCACTTTCATTTCTGCTATAGGTGTCCCTGCGACCAGGCGCTCACTCACGCTGCCGGCGTCAACGCCATCGCCGCCCAGATCGCGCTCGATGAGGCCGTCAACCGCGGCGCCACCGAGCTGGTGGCCGACGCCCGCACCGTCGCCTTGATGGTCGACGGCGAGCAGTTGTTCGCGGTCCGCCGCGACTTCGTGGCCGCGGCGTCCCGCCGATGACCGCCCGCAAGCCCAAGCCCGATCCGCTGGTGCGCGAGGAGGACGGCGCGGTCTACGCGGTGGTCGACCTCGTGATCGAGCGAGAGGGGCTCGGCCCGAGCAAGCTCACCCACATCCGCGCCGGCCACCTGATCCCGGCCGAGTTCGCACACCTGCCCCGTCGCCGCAAGCCCTAACCCAGCACCGTCCGAGGCCCCGCGCCGCGGGGCCTTTCGCATGAACGGAGTTCCCCCTTGCCCGAGTCCCTCATCGAGCGGCTGCGCACCCAGCGCGCCCAGGCCCGCGAGGCCGCCGACACCATCGCCACCCGTGCCGCCTCCGAGCAGCGCGACCTGACCACCGAGGAGTCGGCCGAGTACGCCCAACACGTCACCGAGGAGCGCGAGGCCGCCGACGAGCTCGACCGGCACCGCGACCAGCAGATTGCGGAGCTCCGCGCCGCCCAGGTGGCCGACCGCGGGCCGGTGCTGAGCCGCGCCGACGCCGAGCTGGCCCGCCAGTTCCGCTCGGCGATCTTCGCCAAGAACCCGGCGCCGGTCGAGGTCTACTCCGAGCTGACCGACGAGTGGCCGGACGGGCTGCCGGAGGTCCAGGGCCGGGTCGGCAAGGTCAGGGTCCACACCCGCGACACCCTCAAGTCGACCGCGACGCAGGCGATGGGCACCGACGTCTACAGCCGCATCGTCGCGCACATGGTCGAGACGTCCAGCCTGATGGCCGCCGGCGCCACAGTGGTCACCACCGCCACCGGCGAGGACCTGGTGATCCCCAAGAGCACCGGGTTCGTGAGCACGGCGATCATCGGCGAGGGCGCGTCGATCACCGAGAGCGACCCGACCCTGGCCACGGTCACGCTCAAGTCGTTCAAGTACGCCAACTACTTCGAGATCAGCCAGGAGCTGGCCAACGACACGCCGACCAACCTGCTGGACTTCCTGGCCCGGCAGGCCGCGCTGTCCCTCGGCCTCGGCACGACCGGCTACGGCGACGACATCATCAACGGCGTCGGCACCACCGAACCGCGCGGGCTGCTGCTGGACGCGGCGACCGGGGTGACCGGCCCGACCGGCACCGGCACGTCGCTGGGCACCCAGGGCACCGTCAACCAGGGCACCGACGCCCTGTGGAACCTGGTCGGCAGCGTGGCCGAGCCCTACGCCGCCTCGCCGACCGCGGCGTTTCTCATGCGCAACGCCTCCGACATCATCGTCCGCAAGCTGCGGGACACGACCGGCCAGCCGGTGACCGGCCTCACCACCAGGGGCCAGATCCTCGGCTACCCGAGCTACATCGACCCGTTCGTCCCGGCGATGGCCAACACCGCCGAGTCGATCGCCTTCGGCGACATGAGCAAGTACTTCATCCGCATCGTCAACGGCGTGCGGTTCGAGCGGTCGGACGAGTTCAGGTTCCAGAACGACCTGGTGGCGTTCCGCTGCATCGTCCGGCTGGACGGCGCGCTGGTCGACACGGGCGCCGTCAAGACCTTCGTCAACACCACCTGATCGGCGCCGATCATGTGGCCATTCAGGCGCACCAAGGACCGGGCGCTGTTCAACATCGGCGACATCCCGGTGGCGTCGACCTGGTCCGGCGTGCCCGTCAACCCGGACACGGCGTTGCGGCTGAGTGCCGTCTGGAGCTGCGTGCAATTGCTCAGCGGCTCGATCAGCACGCTCCCCCTCCACGTGTACCGGGAGGGGGAGCGCGAGCCGCTGCCGACGCCGCTGCTGCTTCGGCAGCCGGCCGCCCGCACGCCGCTGCCCGACTTCCTCCACGCGACGATGGTGAGCTTGTTGCTCAGAGGCAACGCCTACGCGGTCGTCGTCGCCCGGAGCGGCGCCAGCATGCTGCCGGCGCAGGTCGAGCTGGCCCATCCCGACCAGGTGGCCGTGCGGTTGACCGACGACGGCATCGAGTACCGCGTCGGCGGCCGGGTCGTAGACCGGGACGACATCTGGCACGTCAAGGGCTTCTGCGTGCCCGGTTCGCTGGTCGGCCTCTCGCCCGTCGAGTACGCCAGACAGGCGATCGGCCTGGGCCTGGCCCAGGAGCGGTACGGCGCGCAGTGGTTCGGCAGCGGCTCCATCCCCGCCGGGATCCTCCGCAACACCCAAAAGACCGTCCACGGGCCCGCTGCCGAGGAGGTCAAGGCGCGCTTCAAGGAGACCGTCGAGGGCCGCGACGTGTTCGTCACGGGCGCCGACTGGCAGTACACCGCGATCTCGATCGCGCCCGAGGATTCGCAGTTCGTCGAGTCGCGCAAGTTCCAGATTGGCGAGGTCGCCAGGCTGTTCGGCGTCCCGGCCGAGATGATCGGCGGCGACCCGACCGGCAGCCACACCTACACCTCGGTCGAGCAGCGCAGTGCCGAGTTCCTCACCTACAGCTTGCGGGTCTGGTTGACCAAGCTGGAGGTGGCGCTCGCGCGGCTCCTTCCGCGCAACCAGTTCGTGAAGTTCAACGCCGGCGGGCTGCTGAGGACCGACCTCAAGACCCGCTACGAGTCCTACCGGCTGGGGCTGGAGGGCGGCTGGCTGACGCTCGACGAGGTCCGCCAGTTGGAGGACCTCCCGCCGCTCCCCACCACCGAAGAGGCCGCATGACCCCCACCCTGTTGCACCGCGTCTTCACCGCCCAGCTCGAAGTCCGCGAGGATGGCGACGGCCGGACCCTGGCCGGCCTGGCCCTCCCCTTCAACGTCGAGATCGACCTCGGCAGCTACCGGGAGTCGTTCGCCTACGGCACCGCCTTCGCCGACCTCGACCCCGCCCAGGTGCCGCTCACCGCCACCCACCCGCGCGACGGCGCCGAACTGCCGATCGGGATCACCACCGAGCTGCGCGAGGAGCGGGACGGCCTGCATGGCGTCTGGCGGGTGAGCAAGGTCCAGCTCGGCGACGAGGTCCTCGAGCTGGCCCGCGACAAGGTGCCGCTCGGCCTGTCGATCGGGTTCGTCCCCGATGAGGCCGCCGACCGTTGGAGCCGCGACCGCAGCCGGGTCGAGCGCCGCGGTGCCGTCCTCGACCACATCGCCATCGTCAGGAGCCCCGCCTACCCCAGCGCCCGCGTCGCGGTCGTACGGGCCGCTCACGCGCCAGCGACGCCACGTCTGCGGCTGGCTCGACTGCTGCGCCGTTGAGGGAGAAACGGACAGTTCGCTTACGCAAGCTTAAACCGGGGTAATCCGGGCGCTTGATGCCGCTGACCTGGGCAAACGCAGTTCAACTGATCACGCGCGCCTTGCTTGCGTACGTCAGCCTGGACAGGGGTAGTGGAGGCCGCAGCCCCGGGCCAAATCGCGGTTTCTGTCCGACTCGCGCTGGTCAGTGAGCGTGACCTCCGATCAGCTCGCCCAGCAGGATCGCCCAGCGGGCCACCGCCGCGCGGGCCTCGCGGACGCCCGGCTCCACCGGCAGGTTCAGCTCGCGGGCCTCGCGGACGGCGCGGCCGAGGTCCCACGCGATCCTGGTGACCTCGTCCCGCAGCGCCCGACGTCGGGCCGGGATGTCCTCGTCCGGCACGAGCTACCGGCCGGCCCGCCCGGCGCGCTCCTGGTGCAACCGCTCCAGCGCGTCAGAGGCCGACGCGAGCAGCTCAATGGCGGTCTGCTCCGCCTGCTGCCGCTCGGCCGCCCGTGCCCGCTGAATCAAGCTGGCGATGGTGCGGACGGTGCCGGGGTCCCGGTCGGCAAGGAAGTTGGTGATGTGCCGATCCCAGGCTCCGAGATCGACCCCGGCCAGGGCGCCCAGCAGCATCGCTCGGCGTTCATCCCGCTGCAGGTGCGGACCGGCCGGCTTCCGCTCCAGTGGGGGCAGCGGCGGCTTGGTCATGGCCGGCTGGCTTCGCGCCGCGGCGGGCTGCTCAAGGCCGCGTGCCCACGCCAGAAGCTCTCTTCGGGCGTTGGCTGCCGGTTGGCCCGCAGCGTCCGGCGCAGCGCGGCCCATAGCCAGCAGATCGCGAACACCAGGGCCAGGATCACGCAGGCGGCGGCCAGCAGCGACACCACTACCGCGAACACGACTTCGAGCGTTCCCATTGGTTCCTCCAGTCTCCGGGGGGAGCGGCCCGAGCCCGGCTGCCTCGTCGGCCCCGGGCCGCTCCCGGCCTGTACGTCTTCCCCTTGCGCCGTACAGGCCGCCGCTTGCTAGGCCGCGGGATCGACGGGCTCGCCGAGCTGTTCGCCGAGAGCCCGGCCTTGCTCAGTGATCTCGATGGGCAGCGGCGTCCGCTCGCAGACGTAGAGCGCCCATGGTGTGTGGAGCACCATCGGCCGGCCGCACACCAGGCAACGGCTGAACACCCGGTAGCGGGGCCAGTCGAGCACGCCGATCAGCTGAGGCGCGTGCTCCTCCAGCCAGTCACGGAGGCGATCGTTCATCGCCCTCCCTTCCTTGGCGGGGGGCCGGACCGGACAACGCGCAGCTCCGCAGCCGCCGGAGCGGCCCCCGGGGTTAGGGACAAGTCGAACTAAAGGGCAGCACCCCCTTTCCCTGGCGCAATAGCCGAATCGGCCGCGCTCTAAGGTGAATTAGAGGACCATGCGGGGACGCACGGTGTCAATAGGGGATACGCGGTGCTGTAATGGTCCGTACAGCGGCGACGGGGGGCCATTAAGATCAGTCTGTGGACGAGTACCTGACCGAGGCTGAGCTGGCCGCGCTGCTCAAGGTGACCCGGCGCACCGTCAAGCGATGGCGCGCCGAGGGCGGCGGGCCGCCCTGGGTCCGGATCGGCCGCGGGATCCGCTACCGACGCCGCGACGTCGACGCGTGGGCGGAGCGCCAGCCGGGGGGCGGAGAGCGCGACTCCTAGTTTCCCCAGGTCAGAGGCCCTCAGGGGCTATGTGCACATACTCGACCTGAATCCGCTTCGTGTTGCGGGCGCATTCCCTTGCCGAGCTGGTCCGGCTCGGGACCATGACCGCACCGTGCGCCCGCTTCCTCGAGGCGGCGGTGGTGGCCGGG